AACAGGGCAGATCACGGTCTACGCCCTTTGCCAAGACAACCCATAAGAAAGGAGTTCACCATGAAAGCAAAGCGTGCGGTCGGCGCAGCAAAGCCAGACGAAGTGCTACAGGCAATCCGAAATTACATTGGTGACTTTGGCTTCGCCCCAACGGTTCGAGAGCTGGCAAGCCTGCTTAATTGTGGGCATAGCACGATTCAGCGGGCGGTAGCCCAACTGGAGAAGGATCGTCAGATCACCTTCCAGAAAAAGATTGCGCGGGGCATTGTCCCTGCGAAAACGGCATAGGAGGGAATGATGGTTAAGAAGAAGCCTTCGGGCAAGCCCCTAGACGAACTACTAGACGACGCTCTTCGCGCCAAGAAGGAAGTGACCCCAGACACGGGTGATCTCCTCTTTGACGAAGACTATGGCTACGACTACCGATCAAGGTTCCGCCAGCCGGTCAAGGACACCGAAGAGTTTGCTAACCGAGCAGTATCGTTGGCTGAAGAACGTGCGCACCTGATCAAGCGGCAGGATGAACTCATTGATGACGTGCGTCGGATTGTGGAGTACCTCAATCAGCGCTATGGCTTTGGGATCTATGACAACGGTCAGGCGACCTTCTTGCGCGCCGCTAAGGCGCTGTTGAACGAAGGGTTTGGCGAGCGCTATCAGGCGTCTGGTCTGCGCTCTAGTTATGTCTTCTGTGCCGTCTGCGCCTGCGAGCTGTGCGTTAGGCGCACTGATGCAGAGGCAAAGGCAACGCGTCCGGGGGTCTACGCAATCCCTGACTGCTGTGGGCATAAGGAGATCTCTGGGGCTATCCTTCCGTTCTGATGGCAAGGAAAAAAGAGACCGTCCGTCTCTTGATGAACCGAGACAAGATGCTGAGGGAACAGGCAGAGGAGTTTCTCTCTTACAACGAGTATCGCCGCCAAGGCGGCGCTAAGAAAGGAGCCAACGTGACAGAAACAAAACAAAGCCTTACGAAAGATCAACAGCAAGCGCTGCTTTCCTTCTTTCAGGAGTTTCAGCATGGATATCTTGTAGATCTTGCAGAGTTCCATGAACGGCTAATTGCAATCCCTGAGGTCTCCGTAGACCTTATCCGTGAGTACACGAGAATTTATAAGCTTATTAAGATGGGCTGGGAGCAGACGGCTAATAATTTACAGGGGGATGAGTAATGAAAACTTTCGTAATCTGCGGGACACTTATTTTTTGCTCACTCATAGGTTCTATTAGTAACGCCACCGTAACTGGAAAGCACTATGCTTTCTACGACGCCAATGGGGTGGTACGGCAAACGATTCAGGGAGATTTAGACGATTCCCAACTAAGCGTTTTCATGCAAGACTACGCAATTCTTTTTAAGGCTGTTGGATACGTTGAGTTTCAACCCGAGGATGGCATCCGCATTGGCACCGATCTTGACGGTAGTCCCGATGCCGCAACCCCATCTGCTGCTCCCACCGATGATTTACCAAGTAATTCCCCAGATCAATCAACCCCGTTGCCAAGTGTCCCTATCTGCGCCCCATAAGGGTTAGCAAAAGTGTGGGGCGTGCTGGAAACTAGTTCTGAGGCGTTTCGTGGGCATCACCGATTCGCCTTTGCCGTAGGTGAGTGGTTAAAGATTCGGCAAGAGGGTTCAGTCTGCCTTGTATCAGATGTTGACAACCTCCCATTTGCCCGGCTGTCATGTAATATTGACGGCACCGAACCCCCTAAGGGATGGTTCTGGCTCCGATGGTGGGGCGAGAACGAAAGCTTTTGGGAAGAGGTTGCCGATCTCTTTGAGGTTGGCGGGGAAGAAGTGGTTGTGTCTGAATTCGTGACAACACGAGCAGTCAGGCTCCGACCGTCAGGGAGAACAAGCGATGAGCAGCATCAAGCAAAAGGCGTCAACCGAGAAGGCTGATGTCACGCAAGTTAATCGGTACTACTACGCTGAAAAGCCATCAACAAAGACTGACTGGGCAAATAGCGAGCCGTTCATGCGGATTGTTGGAGCCCTACTCTTTGTTGGGTTTCTCTTTATTGTCGGAAAGATCTTTGGGTACTAAATGGAAAAAGGCTCCGCAGAAGATGAAGGACGAGCGTTTGGCGAGGTAGCCGCCAAGACCTTGACGCAAGATGAAGCGCGCGAGGTTATTCAGGGTTTGTCAAAAACCCTGTACGCAGTCAGGGAGTACGGCACCGTTGCGTCCGGAGCTAGGGATACTGAGCAGTTTTTACTTTCTGCAATCCGAGGCCTAGCGAGCAAAGCCACGCCTGGGCTTGGTGAGGAAAACAAGTGATCTGGGATGAGCTGCCTGGCGACCTGACTGAGGCGCATCACTTTGCGCTTGAGGAGTTAATTAATGAAATTTCTGCCGAGTGCGAAGGCACAGATTCTCCAGTCATTGCAGAGATTGGTCGCCACAACCCACAAGTGACCGTCGCCGTAGCTCAAATCTGCTCAGAGATTGAGAAGTCCGCCCGTCCAGAATTCCTCTCGTTTAACGAGACGTTTGATCACGGCATGGCAGAGACAATCCGAGATCAGGGCTTTGAGGAGTACATCCGTTTCTTTAACCACAATGTGGAAGAAGCCGCAGATGACGTTGAGGACGGGTCATTCAACTTAATTATTATTAACGCCAAGACTGCTGCGCAGGTTGAGCGCCTGCTCTGGGACTGGACGCAGAAACTAGTCGTGGGCGGCAGGGTCATTGGGATCTATGACGACTACTCTATCTTGGCAGTAAAGAAAGTCACGAAGGGCGACTACACGCGCATTGGCGATGATGGCTGCCTTTGGCTGATTAGCGCCTTTACTCGATAGGCTGGTTAGCCTTCGGTCGTTCCTGCCAAGTTTTGAGGGCGCGCTCGTAGGTAAGGTCTTTTAGGGACTCATCTGTCCACAAAGTCTTTGTACTATCAATATCGTGGTATTGGTGCCGGCAGTACCAGCCACCACCTTTGAGGTCAACCATGGCTCCATGCCCGGGCTCAATCGGACACTCCGGACCCCACATCCAGCCAGTGCGCACCCACTTGGGATGGCAGGACTCCCGAACTGGCTCTTCAATCGCCCAGTCCGGCAGTTGCTCTGATGGTCTGCTCTTGACAGTCATAGGTGGAGGCTAAGTGGATCAAGAAACTGTGTCAAGCCCAAAAGAATCTCCAGCCGACCCCGAAGAACTAATTTTGACCTGTCTTAACTGCGGTGCTAAGATGGATGAGTTAAAGTGCAAACTAGTGTGCGAATGCGGATACTTTGCTTCGTGCTCGGATTATTATTGAGGTGAACATGTCAACAGACAATCTAACCCCGATTGAAGAACTAAGCATTGACGCCGAACTAAAAGAGCTTGACAACGTTTTATTGGCAACACAGCGCATTTGGTTGATTGAGCGATCTGAGTCAGGCGTTTGGGGCGTTGGGGTAGTCCGAGATCTCCCAGAGCACCAGTGGCCCAACCCAGAGGAGATTGACAGACCCATCTACTCCTCAGACAAGTTTGAGACCATTGCTTACCGCAGGCACGAGAACCTTGCAAAGGCAATCCATGATACTCGAGTTGACCTTGAGTTCCGAAACGAAAAGGAACTTTCAAGCCCCGATGAACTTGATAGCGTCACAGAAGCAAAAGGGGCCGAGTAATGTCGTATGCCCTTGCCAATGTTCCACCAATCGGTTGCTACGTCCGCCGGGAGTACCTGCGTGATCTGCAGGACGGATTTGGAGAGTTCACCCCAGCATATTGGGTAACCGTTAAAGCCATCCGCCACCGCGCCCTATACATTGAGGCATTTCTTCCTGAGTACGGTGCGCTCTACGACAAGCTCCCGCTTAGCGCGTTTGTGCAAAAACCAAATACCCCAAAGGTTGACCTCAGTCTAGGGGAGCTGCAACTGTGGGACGCAAACTCAACCCAACTTGCCGTGATTGAGAAAGCAGTCCTAAAAAACATGCGCTGCAAGTTCCGGACCTCTAGTGGTAAATGGAGCGAGGGACACTACATGTTTACCGTAGACATGGTTCATAGCGATCCAAATGAAATCAACGCTAACTGGGCAAGTCTCCCTGCTGAGCACAAGTCATATAACTTTATCCGGCTGGATAATGGGCAGTACGCAGCCCAGCCAAACAACCGCATCCTTTGGTTAGATGAGGCACTTGTCTACAGGGAAACAAAGATGCCGGACTTCAGGGTCAGCACAAAAGAATTTGCGGCGGAAGGGGCTCGCTGGCAACTTGGCGCAGAAGACTCTTGGAACTACGAAACGCAAGATGCAAAAGCAGAGAAGAAATTTGTCCAGCCGCTTAATCCAGATCCAATCACCGCCCTTGCAAAAACGCTAAAGGCATCAGTCTCAGAATAGGGGCAGTGCCGCCGAGGAGAAAGGAGTTCAAGCCTCGGCGACCAAAAGATCCTACACTATCTTGATGTATACTGCTGAAATGTCGGGAGAGAAGGGCAATGCCCCTACGGATCGGGTTTGGGCTATCTGGGTTTTGTATGCCCAAGATTTCCCTATGTCTATTTGCCTTGATCAAAGGGCGGCAGATGACGACCTTCCATACCTAGTAACTGTTGGTGACGCAGAAGAGCCGCTCTGTCGGCTGAGTGACGAGGAGACCTCATGGCTTCTCGCTAGAAAGGTAGGAATCCGATGAGCCGTTTGTTAATGATTGTTCCAAGCCGCAAGCGAGCAAATTCTTGCTTAGAAGTCCTAGCAGAGTTTAATAAAAACTCTGTTGACGCGGACATTCTGTTTGGTCTTGATGACGACGATAAGAGCGAATACGCTCCAGAAGTGCTTGAGCACGCAGAAATTAACCCACGGCTACGGATGGGCGGCACGCTTAACCTCTTAGCAACAAAGTACGCCAATAAGTACGAGTACTTAGGCTTTATGGGTGACGATCATCGCCCGCGCACGCAGGGATGGGACGTGAAGCTTTGCCAAGCAATTGGCAACAAGCCAGGCGTTGCATACGGCAACGATTTGCTCCAAGGGGCAAACCTGCCAACGGCAGTTGTCCTATCCTCAGAGATTGTTCAGAGGATTGGCTACATGGTCCCACCAACACTGATCCATATGTACATGGACAATTTTTGGCGAGACTTTGGGGATAAACTGGGAAACCTTCAATATCTCCCAGATGTAATACTTGAACACTTGCACTACCTTGCCGGCAAAGCGGTTAACGACTTGCAGTATCAGGAGGTAAATGCCTCCCACGTCTATGAAAATGACCGAATTGCCTATGCGCTTTATCAATCCGGTCAATTTGATAAAGACATCCACAAAGTCCTCTCGTGAATATCCTTATTACTGGGCACAGGGGATTTGTTGGGAAGCACTTCCGAAAGTTTTATGAGAGTCAGGGGCATCAGGTTTTTGGCATTGATATCGTTGGGGAGCCGTCTAGGGATGCTCGAGACTTCTTTCGCAAGGATGATATTCAATGGGATCTAGTTATCCATCTTGCGGCAGTAGTTGGCGGTCGCGCAAAGATTGAGGGTGACCCTCTCTCTGTTGCCGTAGACCTCTCTATTGACGCAGAGATGTGGCAGTGGTCAATTAGAACTAAGCAGAAGCGTGTTGTCTATTTCTCCTCTTCTGCCGCCTACCCGATTGAACTTCAGGCAAGAGATGAGCACGTATCTCTATCCGAGCACATGATTAACCTTAACGACATCCGTAGTCCAGATTTTACTTACGGCTGGTCAAAGCTGACAGGTGAATACCTTGCGCAATTTGCGGAGGCAGAAGGCGTGCGTACTCACATTTTCCGACCGTTCTCTGGTTACGGCGAGGACCAGGCGCTTGATTACCCATTTCCGTCGTTCATTGACCGAGCAAAGCGCAAAGCAGATCCTTTTGAAGTTTGGGGCGATGGGCTCCAAACCCGCGACTTTGTGCATATTGACGATATTGTTCAGACTGTTAATGCTGCTGTTGAACAAGATTACCGAGAGCCGCTCAATATTGGAACGGGCCGACCAACCTCGTTCCTTGAACTTGCAGACCTTGTCACCAGCCAGGCTGGCTATTCGCCAGAGATCATTACGCACCCAGATAAGCCTGTTGGCGTGTTCTACCGAGTTGCCGACCCCGTGATGAATTTCCAAATCTGGAAGCCTCGTATTACTCTTGAAGAAGGTATCCGCCGAGCACTTTTGACAGATTGACCTCCTGCCACTACGATGTGGTCAGAAAGGAGGCATCATGGAACCTATTGAACATTTAATTTATAAAGACGATGCCGAAACGTTTGATAAGACGTTTGCACAGATCTATAACGAGGCATACGCCCTTTTAGTCGCCAAGCAACAGCGTTATGGCGACTCAAACATTGAGCAGCTTGGTCTGCACGGCGTTATTAGCCGCATTGCTCACGACAAGGTTGCCCGGGCAAAGAAGTTCATGAACGGCAAGATCGTGAACGGTCAAGTCATTCTTGACCCACTAGATCACACTACAGACGAGTCGCTTGCTGACACACTTTTAGACATTGCAAACTACGCGCTTATTGCCGTAGCCTTGCAGCGCGGCCAGTGGGGACGACCACTTGAGAGCGATTTGCCAGAGCGACCAAAGAAGTGAACAACCAACTTCTCCAAGCCATTAAGGTAGCCAGACAAGACGGTCGTGTTGATGCGATTAAAGATCTGCACCAGCGCATTATTGAACTGGCTGACTGGGCTGAGGCGAAGTCAGATGACGATCAATACCATCGCGGAATGCGCGATGGTCTCATTATGGCAATGGAGGCGATTGGATTAAACCGATGGAAATCAAAGAAAGATACGAAGTCTGGAAAATAGAGTTAGTTGGTAAAGGAGAATGGAGATGGGCAATTTGGGATACCCAAGAAAAAAGGGTAGCGTTCAGCGGGGCGGAAGAAACCTGCGAAGCAGCGACGAAGACGGCTCAGGAATTATTTACTACTCTGATGCTTATCGCAGAACTGGACCTAAGTCCAGAAAGCTCGGGGTAGATCGCTGGCTGGCTACGTCTATGTTGATCTCATTCCCGCCGATGGGCGAAGAGCGAGAGGCTGAGGTGACAAGTGAGTCTATGGAGTCGGTAAAGATGACCCTTGACGCGATCTCTGGATCAAAGTCGTTTGTTGACGTAACTGCCCCTACTGGCAAAGACCCAGTCTGGACAATTGAGGCAAGAGTTGAGATCAACGGGATGATGCAAGAGTTTTCCCAGTCGTCAATGGATCTCAACGATGCTCTCTCTAAGACAATGTTCTGGGCGAACGGAATCAGCAAATGCTAAGCAAGAAGCAGAGGCGCCTTGGCGACCTGCTTGACCGCGCGGTTGATGGGCCTTTGCCGATGATGCTTGTTGGCATTGCGGACGGCGCAAATGGAAAGATTGAAGTTATTGCCAGAATGGCATACATTGCTGGCATTAAGCGAGCGTTGGAAATCGTTCGCGAGGAGGAGGCTAGAGATGACGCGCAAACAAAAGATTCGTGAGATCCTAATGCGGACGCCAAACGAGTGGGTTGGCGGAGACAAGCTTATGCAGTCAGATACTGGGGGCGGTCGGTTTGGTGCTCGTATTGAAGAGCTTCGCAAAGACGGAGACGAGATTGAGGCGCGCAGGCATCCAGACCCAAAGCGTGCAATCTGGCAGTACCGCATTATCAAAATCGCCAATAGCCAGACTGGGGACTGGCTTTGCGCAACCTGCAGGCATCCTGTCTCTTCTGGCTTTGCGGCATCATTCTCTTCTACGCTTGCGGATGGCATCAAATCTGGCTATTGCCCTAACTGCAAATCAGGACGGTTTTTCAAGACATCATGAAAAAGTTTTGGCTGTTCTTTGTTTCGGTTGCGATTCTCTTCTTTCCGTCGCCAGTTGACGCGGCGGCAGCAAAGAAGAAAGCAACATTTAGGGCAGTAGACAATGTCCCAAGTGCATCTGGCGGCGGATGGGCACAAGATCGAGTAAATCAACCATGGGACAGCCTTGACGGAAAGACACTTGCTGGGGCGCCAATGGGCGCAGGGATTACCGTCTACGTTATTGATACGGGTGTTGGTACAAACGATTGCCATGGGCACGGTTCATTCATGGCAAGCCTTATTAATAGCGCATCTTATGGCATTTCCTCTCTAGCCAACGTCGTTGGCATTAAGGCACTTGGTTGTGATGGAACGGGAACGCTTGCTCAAGTCATTACTGCAATCCAATGGGTTGATGCCCATGCCGAATATTCGTCATCCATTGTGAATATGAGCTTGGGCGGAAACGCAAACCCAGAACTAGACGCGGTTGTGAATGCTTTGGCGGTGAAAATGCCAGTTGTGGTTGCTGCTGGAAATGAGTCCACCGATGCCTGCACTAGAAGTCCGGCTCGTGCCAAATCTGCAATTACTGTTGCTGCAATGACAAAGAATCACCTAAGGTCAATATTCTCTAACTGGGGTAAGTGCGTAGACATTTGGGCGCCAGGTAGCGCAATTGATGGGTTGAATAAGTTGGGTGATCCTATGACTGCAAGCGGAACAAGCCCAGCAACGGCACTTGTTTCTGCTGCTATTGCGTACATTGCAGACAGAGATGAATCAACCACGATGCAGGCAGCGCTAACCATTATGAAGGAAAGTAGCGACATCGTCATCATTGATGGAAGAACTAATGGGGTAAAACCGTATGTTCTTTGGGTGCGCGATGCCCCCTATCGTTGGATTAGAACCGCCTACCCGTCTTCACTGAACTAAAGTAGAACTGGCTTCCAGATAGATCTGCGGCATAAACCAAAGCATCTACAAGGTCATCATGCTCGCCATTTGGAAAAGCCCCCATCTCTGCCTCAAGGTCTGAGATCCCCGGTCCGCCTTTAAGGTGGAACACCTTTCCTGATTCGTATCGAGCAGCCAGACCGCGTGCGCGCGTAACCTTATCCTTGTCTGGTCGCACTGGTCGGGCAGGAAGATTGGTCGTCCCCAGAACTTCGCGAACAAACGTGCTCTGATGCTGAACAGATTCAATGTTTACCGACTCAAGGTTGCGAGAGCCATCATTTGCTCGGTTTCCGTTTGGGATAAGGTATTCCGGCCAGAGAAGCCTTGGACCACCCTCTTCGCAGAGCTCACCGTTGTTGTCAACCCCCGTCAACCATTTCTTGTGACCCTCGGCTAATCGTGCCTTCCACGCTCCGATAACGTAAAGATTGTGGTCTGCATCTTCAACAACTTCAACAGCGGTTGTATAGTCGCTTCGTTCCGAGGCAGAGGAGGCAAGGTCAACGCCTACTCGATGAGCGCCGTCTGGAACCTTATCTACATATCTAAACGAGTCATAACGGAAGATGTTGCCGCCCATAGAGGTGACGTCATTTTGAAACTGTAGCATGAAGATAGGCGTACCCAGCTCTTCTTTCTTGCGATCCATATCGGCAACCGTGTACATTTCTGGCCAGAGGATTTTCCCATCCTCAACTGCTCTTCGCAGCATGACTGGAGTGCCTTTAGTTGCAAGACCAGCATAGAAATCATCCTCATGCCATCGCGTGCCGATGTACCAACGCTTGGCTCCTGGGACAAGCATCGGGTCAACAACCTGCCAGTAGGTGTCTGAGGCTTTTTGGCGTTGGACAGCAGTTGCGTTCTCTTTCATTCCCACCATGTCGTCGCCAATCAAGATATCCAATCGGGCGCCTGGCTTGATAGAACCAAGACCATCAGCAAAGCACGTAGCATCTTTGCCCATGGTCGCTCCTTTAATTGTCCACACTTCGTCGGTCCACTTAGGTCCAGCCACTCCGCCTTGTGCCCACTCAAAAACTTCAGCAAAGTGAGGTGACTCAATAATTGCTTTGATTGCACGAGAACGCGCTAAGGCATCAGAAAGCACGGAAGTCAGAATACCAACACGGATCTTCCCTTGATTAACGCCAATAAGGCGAGCAACTCGGTGAATGAGTTGAGTGGTCTTTGCATGACCGCGAGGCATCAGGACAAGCGCGCGGTCGCTCTTATCTAAAAATCTTTCCATCTCCCGAAGGTGCTTGGGAAAAACAAGGTTAGAGACGTATTCGGCAAACGCCGCGTCAGACGTCTTTGCTCGTTCCCTCAACCACTGTCGGTACATCTGGCTGTCCATCCGGCTCCTCCTCTAGTGCTTCTGCCCAATTGCGAAGGCGTTTCGCAAGGTCTTGACCGCTTAACTTATCAACTGGGTGTTCAGACAATTGCATCTGAACAGGTCCGCCGTTTGGGCCACTTACCTCAGTCTTCTGTGCCTCAAAGGCTCCAGTCAGTTTGGCAAGGCGATCTAGAACCTCTAGTTGAATCTTCAAGAATGCTGCTTCGCCAGAGATAGACTTTCCCTTGACCGCTCTGTGCCCAGAGGAGGCAAGTTTGGCAATAAGGTTTGCCCGTTCAATCAGCTCCAGTTTGCTTTCGGCAGACCCAATTCCTTCGTCAATCCACTGTTTTCGGATCGTAGTGATGTGGCGGCGCACCGTGTCTGGGCGCAGATCTACCACAACGGCGATTTCGTCTACCGGAACGCCCTGTAGTAGCAAGTTCTTAATACTTGCCATAAGGCGATCTTTGTCTTCATTTGAGCGTCGTCCAACTTGTCCCATGTAACAATCTTATCATAGAATCTGGTCTTTACTGCAAGTTGCAAACTTTCTGCGCATGGTCTAGGATCAAAACATGAAGAACACAGCACAAACCCATAAGTTCCGTGAGGCGCTTATTTCTGAGATGCGCCGAACTGGCATGTCTACCTATGAACTTGCTCGCCAATCTGGGTGCAGTCATGCCGCAGTTCGTGCGTGGATCAACGGAAAGTCCCTCCCTAACTACCAACGAGTTGCTCTTCTTTCTGAAATCTTTGGATCTGAACGGATCAAGCACATTGGCATCTCCGCCCTTGAGCGGACCTGCGAGTTCTGTGGCAAGAAGTTTGTCACCACATCTTCTAAGCGCGGTCCAGCCAAGACGTGCGGATCAGAGTGCGCCAAGATGATCAAGAAAACTGGGATGCGACCGAAGAAAGAAATTCCAGTCTTTAACGCAATTGCAAACTACTGCGTGACCGACTGCGAGTTTGGCGAATCTGGCTCATGCCGCAACTCCTCATGCTATTTGGCGCCATTCACCCCCCTGCCATTTGCTGAGCCAAGCATGCAAACCCCACGAGGAAAGAGAAAAATGTCTGAAGAAGACAAACTAAAGCGATCTAAATGGGCAATTGCATATTTTTCAAACCCAGAAAATCGTGCAAAAGTTTCCGCCGCGACCAAAGAGGCACTTAACAATAGGTCTAAAGAGCAAAGCGAGGAGCACGGCAAGGCTATTTCCCGGTTTGCCGAGGCAATGAGGGCTAGTCGAGAGTAGCCAAAGTCGTAGAAAGTCTCCCTATGGAGTGCAATACCCTGAGGCGTTAGAATGCGCAAATGGCACTTTCCACCTATGACATCTCGGTTGAGCAGGGATCAGACTATTCCACGGTCATCACATATACGGATGATCAAAATAATCTGGTCAACCTAACGGGCTGCTCCACAAGGATGCAGGTTCGGCAATTTGCCAGTTCACCAGCAGCAAGGCTGAGTTTGGTTAGCCCAGATGCCATGGCCTTAGGCGGAGCGGCGGGGACAATTACATTGTCAATTTCTGCACAGGCAATTTCAACCGTCCCAGCAGGTCAATATGTATATGATATTGAGCTTGTTGATACGACGCAGAAAGTACTAAAAATCATTTCTGGATACTTTGTAGTTAATGCAGAGGTGACAAGATGAGCCCAATTACCGTTACAGCAGTAAACCGAAATGTTTCGGTTACTGGCCGCCTAGGCGCATCACTTTCAGTTACGGGCGGCTCAAGCGCGGGCAATCCGCACGGAACATACACGCACAACCAGGTATCTGCATCGGCAGTTTGGACGATTACGCACAATCTTAACTGCTACCCAGCCGTGACCGTTGTAGATTCGGCAGGTACTGTTGTTTTTGGCGAGATTGAGTACATTAGCGCAAACGTTGTTCGCGTCACCTTCACCGCTGGTTTTGGCGGTAAGGCATATCTAAACTAAGGAGAGAGAAATGGCAAAGTTCCTCACTAACCTAGATCTTCAGAAAAATGAGCTCCAGAACGCTACAATCCAGAATCTTGCCACGGCTCCAGCCAGCCCAGTGCAGGGTCAGGTTTACTACGACACCGTTGCTGATGCAATCAAGGTTTATGATGGCGCTGCTTGGCAGACGCTTGCAACCGGCGGCGGAACTGTAACCTCAGTAACGGCATCTGCCCCGCTCGCTTCGTCTGGTGGCAATACGCCAAACATTACTATTCAAGACGGCACAACCAGCCAAAAGGGCGCCGTACAGCTTGAAAACTCCACCTCAAGCACCTCAACGACTACGGCCGCTGTTCCAGCGTCCGTCAAGTCTGCTTACGACTTGGCTGCCAGCAAGGCAAGCACTGCTAATAAGCTGAGCGATTTTGCCGCAACCAGTTCCGCAGAACTTGCTGGCGTCATTTCCGACGAGACGGGGACTGGCGCATTGGTCTTTGCTAACAGCCCAACGCTCATTACTCCTGCTCTTGGCACGCCGTCAAGCGCAACGTTGACCAATGCAACTGGTCTACCAATCAGTACTGGTGTTTCTGGTTTGGGAACTGGAGTCGCCACATTCCTTGCTACGCCATCGTCTGCAAACCTTGCAAGCGCAGTCACTGGCGAAACCGGAACCGGGGCACTGGTATTTGGGACAAGCGCAACTCTTGACGGAGTAACGCTTACCGCTACTGCCAGCACGCCAGTTATTCACGGAATTCAACTTCCTGCAACGCACGGGATTTCGTTTGAGGGCGCGACGGATGACGCCAACGAAACACGACTTGAGGCAACAGATCCAACGGCGGATCGCACCATTGCCCTACCTGATGCAAGCGGTACGATTGCGCTTACCAATAACAAGCTTAGCGCGTTTGCTGCAACAAGTTCAGCAGAACTTGCTGGCGTAATCTCAGATGAAACGGGAACTGGCGCACTGGTCTTTGCCAATACGCCAACCCTTGTCACGCCAAACATTGGCGCAGCAACTGGTACGAGCCTTGTGCTTTCTGGCGACCTAACCGTCAATGGAACGACCACTACGCTTAATTCCACAACTGTCACCGTAGACGACAAGAACATTGAGCTTGGCTCAGTTACAAGCCCAACCAATACCACGGCTGACGGTGGTGGTATTACCCTTAAGGGAACAACTGACAAGACCATCAACTGGGTGAACGCGACCGCAGCATGGACTCTTTCCGAGCACGTAGACCTTGCCAGCGGCAAGGTATACAGGATTAATGGCACGGAAGTCCTTAGCGGCACGACCCTTGGCAGCGGAGTCACTGGCTCAAGCCTGACCTCGGTTGGCACGATTGCCACCGGCGTGTGGAATGGTACCGACATTGCAGTTGCAGACGGCGGTACGGGCGCAAGCACGGCAGCCGGAGCAAAGACCAACCTTGGATTTATGACCCGCTATTCTGGCAGCGCCACGTGGACTGCTGGAGAAGCGAAGGCTATCACCCATAGCCTTGGGACAAAGGATGTCACGGTTGCTCTTTACAGCGGCGACGATCTGGTCTTTGCTGAAGTAGCCACCACCAGCACAAGCGTGGTGACGGTTACAATCAGCCTTGCTGGGACATATCGCTACGTAATTATTGGGTAACTAGTTGAGAGCCGAGGGCTCTGGTAGGATGGCGCTATGACAAAATTCATAGGTAATTCCATTACCCTGCCAAAGCTCTCGGCTGCTCCCAGCTCTCCCGCGTCTGGAGACGCCTACTACAACACCACAGATAACACTGCCTATGTCTATAACGGCACGTCTTGGCTAGATCTTGCTGCAAGTGGCGGCGGTTCTGGCGATATTACTGAAGTAATTGCTGGTGCTGGCCTAACAGGAGGCGCTACATCCGGCTCTGCCACCCTCAATGTAGGAGCGGGCACTGGCATTACGGTCAACGCTGACGATGTGGCAATTAACACCGCAACCGTACCGCTAAAATCTGACAACCTTGGCGCGTTTGCTACCTCAACATCTGCCGCCATTGGTGTGGGGACCATTGAACTTGGTCACGCTACAGACACAACTTTGGCTCGTTCTGCCGCAGGAATAGTTGCGGTTGAAGGCGTTACGGTTGTAAGGCTATATAGCGCCGCACTTACGGGGACGGGCACATCGTTTACCGTCACCCACGGGCTTGGCGCAGTGTGGGTCACCGTCATGGTTTATGATACGACCACAGGTAAATACATTATTCCAGACCACACCATTAATCTTTCTTCTGGAACCCCAACGGGAACCGTAACCATCACCTTCCCCGCTTCCGTAACGGGGAGCAACTACAGGGTTGTTATCACAGGGTAAGGAGGTAACGTGCCAAGCATCCAAACATCAGCACAGTTGCCAAAATACTCCTCAGCACCATCTAGCCCATCTGTGGGCGATATTTATTTTGACACTACTGACAAAGAACCAAAGGTGTATGTCAACATTGACGGTACGCCTAAGTGGCTTGGCCTTGGGCAAAAAACTGTTGTTCAAGCATATGCGCCAGGCTCATACACATGGACTCGCCCAACAAATGTGACATACCTTGATTTTATTTTTGTAAGAGGCGCAGGTGGCGGTGGGGCTAGTGGGCATTTATTTGCTGGTCGAGGAACATCATCTAGCACTGGGGGAAATGGGGGAGGAAACTCTGCTGCATTACTGTATGCGTCCAATGTCTACGTTGGCGACACTGCAAGTTTTCCTGTGGTTGTTGGTTCTGGCGGGGCTGGCGGGGCTGCGCGAACATTTTCTAAAGGAGCGTCATCAACGTCAAACACGCAAACCCTTGGAGCCCAAGGCGGTCAAGGCGGCACAACATCGTTTGGAGATTTAACAGTTGTTGGAGCACTGGGTGGAAATGCTGGGACCACAATAAATACACAACCAACACTAAGGAATCTTGCATCGTTCACTGGTATTTTTATGGCTAACTCTACAGAAATCTCTGGTCAATACGGCGGTCAGGGGAGCACTTCAATTGGCACAGGTGGAGCTGGAAATGCTTCAAGCGTACAACTTTCAAACTTTTTGTATTACAATCAATCAACATTAACTGCAACGGCTGGTGGAAGTCCATCTGGATCAGGCGGCTCTACGGCAACTGGAACGGCGGGAGCAGCCGCAGGCGCAGGAAATTCTGTTCTTGGCGGTGGCGGTGGAAGTGGCGGCGGGATTGCTGGGGCATCTGGGGCAACGGCGCGAGCTGGTGGCGCAGGTGGAACTGGTGGCGGTGGTGCTGCTGGTAGTTGTTTACATGTTCACATTGCGTCAACCTCAACTGTTTCTCGTACTTCTGGCTCTGGCTCTGCTGGCGTGCAGGGCGGCGGCGGCGGAGCTGGCGGATCAATTTCTTCTACCGCAGGTAGCACCACCATCTATGATGCATCCACAATATCGCTTACCTCTGGGGCGGGCGGAGCAGGTGGAGACGGTCTTATTATCATTGCGTATCAGGGGTAAAAGATGCCAGCATTTTTAACCAGTCAGAATCTTCCAAACTATGCATCAGATCCTTCTTCGCCCGCAGACGGAGATGCATACTTCAATACGACCACAAACTCTGTGCGGATCTATGTAAATTCAACCGCCTTATCGGCTTCTCGTTGGGTTGACCTTGCTGGGTACCAAGTGGAAACATTTACGGCGGGTTCTTATACGTGGACTCGACCAAGCAACGTGACGCATTTAAAATTTGTCTATGCTATTGGTGCGGGCGGTGGAGGACAAAATGGCGAATTAAAAGCAGCCCGAGGCGCTATTACCACTGCAAATGGGGCAAGTGGCGGCGGCTATGGCGCAGTTGTCCGGATTGATAATTTGTATGTTGGGCAAAATTCTACAATTTCTGTCTCGGTTGCAACTGGTCAGATTGGGGCAACTGCCAAAACGTTTAGCAAATCTTCGGGATCAACAACGACAAGCGCACAGGGGTATTCTGCAAGCACAGCATCATATAGCGCAACCACATTTGGATCGTATGTTTCTGCTGGATCTGGAAATGACTATCAAGGGGGCGTAGCAATTGGACCTTACTACGGAGCGGTTTTATATAATGGAGATCTTGGTGGTGGGGATGGCGGAACAATTGATTATTCTCCAGCAGATGCCGGCAGGTCCACATTTTCTGGAACTGCATTCACTAGGGCTGCTGCTTCAACAACTCAAGGAGGATTTTCTCCAACGGCAGGAAATGCATCAATCATTTCTGGATCATCCACGGGAATTCTTACGGCTGTTGCTAGCACAGTTTCTTCGTCAGGATCTGGGCTTCCCCCAGCAAGTGGAGGAGCATCTGGCGTGTCAACCGCTTCATATCAGTTTACTGCACCCACGGCTGGCGATGGCGGGGGTGGAGGATCTGGCGGAGGTGGTTCCGCTGGCGCTGGTGCTGGTATGAGTATTGATAGTACTGGTGCAACAAGCGGTGTGTCTGTAAGCATTACTTCTGGAAAAGGTGCTAACGGAAATATTGGCTGCGGGGGTGGAGCATCAGGATCTGCTGTTCTTAGTGCCGCAACAGCACAATATGATGGTCTAACAATTAGCATGACAGTTCCAGCGGGGGGCAATGGTGGCGACGGCCGTATCTATATTGCCTATGTGGCGTAATCATGCCTAAAATCCTTACTAAATACAACATTCCAAATTATTCCAGCGCACCAGGAAGCCCTATTGCTGGCGACACGTATTTTGATACAGGCACGGATAGCATTAATGTCTACGATGGAACAAATTGGTTTGCGCTGAATAGTAAATTAACTGTTGTTTCATTTCCGTTAAATTCAAGCACATGGTTGCGACCAGAAACGGTTACCGTTCTTGAATTTGCGTTTGCACGCGGCGCGGGTGGCGGTGGTCAATCTGGGCAGATAGTGATTGATACTGCAAACGGAACGCCTAACGCTAAAGGTGGAGGAAGTGGTGGATCTGGTGCTGTTGCCTATGCAATTGGCATTTATGTGGGCGGAGTATCCTCTGTTTCTGTAAATGTTTCACCTGGTGGAACTGGAGGAACTGCCGCAACCTTAGTAAAATCCTCAGGAACAGCCCTTGCGGCACAAACGATTACTGGCGGTGGCGCAGGGTCTACATCCGCAACAACGTTTGGCTCATATCTATCAGCAGGCGCTGGAACCACAAATGCAACCTCAGGCTCTGCTGGGTCTGCTGGGTCAGCATCGGCAACCATCCACGGCGCAATTGTGGTGAACGGAGTTGCAGGACGGGCATCAGCAGTAACTGGTGGTGCTGCTGGGACTACTGGAATCAGTTCTGGAACTGGTGCCTCAACTTATTTTACAATGCACAATGGCACGCGAGTTGCTGGTGGAGACGGATCTGCTTCCTACATTACCACATACACAAATGTTTCAATCGTTTTGGGTGGGGCGGGGAATGGCGGCTCTGCTGGGGACCTTGGCGGCGGCGGCGGAAGCGCTGGTAGTGCCACTCCAGCAACTGTTGGAAATGCTGGAAACGGTGGCGCTGGCGGCGGCGGTGCTGCTGGGGGATCTGTTTCCTTTGCGGCAAGCGCCAACGCTGTTATTACCGCCAACGCGGGAAACGGTGGCGCAGGGCAAAATGGCGGCGGTGGTGGTGGTGGTGGTAATATGGCAGTGCGGTTTGCTTCAACGACCACGTCTGCAAACTCAACACTGAACATTCAGGCGGGAGCGGGTGGCGCAGGGTCTGACGGACTACTTATTATTGCATATCAAGGATAGGAGAAAAGCATGACACGATACGCGTTCACGGATGCAGACAATGTTTGCAAGCAGATTATTACTGGGGATTTGACTGAGGAGCAGTTGGCGGTCTTTGACGCTGACTACGCGATTCTTTTTCAAGCCACGGCGCGACATGAGATCGGGCTTGAAGACCCAGCTCAAATTGGTTGGGTTCTGGTTGACGGAGTATTTACTGATCCAAACGCGTAAACTGACAAGAGCAAATAAATAACGTAGAGCGCTAATGTGTTGATTGCCTAGCGCAATCATCGGATAATCTCACTGCCCACCAAACCGCAGCGAGGTGTCCGTGAATAAACTCTTTGTTATCGGTTGTACTTTGTGGCTTATTGCCGCAACGCTTGTGTATTCCATTGTTGTTTCGCCAGTTCATGGCGCTCAAAACAGTTATGTAGATCGCACGCAAGACTTCTGGATTACTGTTCCCGAGCAAAGCCTCCTTCACATTTGGACTGATCTGTGTGACAACAGCACCGCTGGATGGTGCCCCGGAACCGTTGACTCCATGCTCTGGCTATATGACAGCAATGGAAATCTTATTGCCGCCAATGATGACTCGTACACTGAGCACACGGGTGGATATTCCCTTGCTTCAACAATCCGAATTTCTGTTCCAGCGGGAAACTATCGAGTTCGTGCTGGCGTGTGCTGCGGAGACCCAACGGCAGATCGGTTCTATGGAAATCATTACTACATGATTAGCAACTTTGAGGCGGAGCTTGCGCCGGGAACTCCTTCGGCAACATGGACCCCAACGCCCCCACCAACCCCTACACCCACACCTACCCCAACACCAACTCCTGAACCAACGCCAACCCCTACACCAGAGCCAACTCCAACCCCAGAGCCAGATCCGTACCTTAATGTTCCTACGGGACTCATGGTTACGGTTTATTCTGACGGAAGTGTCTACTTGACTTGGGATGCCCCAGAGGCAAGCAATGTGGACATTGAACGATACGGCGTTTTCTGGACAACAGGAGACCTTGCGGGTTGGGGGGCGCCAGCCTTGGGAACAAACATGACCATTGCCAACAGCGTATTTATTGAGAATGGAGGAGTTGATGCTACCTACACATTCTGGATTCGAGCAGACAACGACAGCCAACACGTGTACTCAGAGTCCTCACCAAGGGTTTCAGTGTTCGTGCCGCGTATCCCAGAACCCGAGCCAAGCCCAACCCCAACCCCTACGGAGGTACCATCCATTGAGCCAACCCCAGACCCGACTGCCACACCCGAGCCGACGCCCGAACCGACCGTGGAGCCTACCCCAACTCCTACGCGCGAACCTGTTCCTAGTGATCCTTCTAGCCCTGAGCCTACACCACGTCCTAGCCCGTCCGTAGACCCGTCTAGGAGCCCCGTAGAGCCGAGTTTACCCCCAACCCCCTCTCCTAGCCCAGACCCAACAGAAACGCCCCTAGAAACCCCAATTCCGACGGAGGTACCAACCCCTGAACCTAGCCCATCTGCTGCTCCTGAAAATCCGCTTGAGGCGGCTGGAGCTGCGGTTGAGGCTGTTGGAGAGGCAGTTGGTGCGGTTGCAGAAGCGGCTGCCGAAGCCGTAGGCGCTGCTGCCGAGGTAGTTGCAGAAGCAGTCGGCGCGGCGGTAGACAAAGTCGCCAATCTCGGTAAAGATATTACTGAAGAAAAGCGTCAGGAGCTTCGCACCGTTGTCGGCCCTGCCGTCATCATGACCCAGATTGCCCAGGCTGCTGCCGCTGCTGCGGGTGCCGCCCGAGGCGGTAATGGCGGTGGCGGTGGCGGATTTGGTGGCGGTGATGGTGGCGGCGATAAGCCCAAGGGCGGAAAGCGCTCGTCACGCAGGTCAGGAAATCGGGCTGCTGGGAAGTCCCCGGCAGGAAAGTCGGCCCCCAAGCCATTGAATAGGAGAAACCGCTGATGAACTGGAAGAACATTGGATCGCAGATCATTAACGAACTTGTGTCGCAGTCGTGGACCATCTTTGGTCTGCTTGTGGGCTGGATTGTCCTCCCAGACGGCGAGACCCGAAACTTTGTTGGAGTAGTGTTGGCGTCTCTGTCACTCGCGTGGCTGGTGACAATGCCGCTTCGCCTCTCGTGGGGCAGCGACGAGGAGTAGTTAGCCGATAACGATATCGGTGTTCTGAGGGATCTTCTCTTGCCAGGCCCAGCCTGAACCCTTGTAGACAACTTTGGGGGCAGAGAAGGTCACTCGCATCTCACCGCTGCACTTCTCGCAGATGACCTTAGCATCATCAGACATGGGTCGGACTACCTCTACTACAAGGTCACAAGGCTTGCATTGAAAGTCATATCTAGCCATATTTGCAGTATAACAGAAGACCCACCCCAAAGGGTGGGTCTTCTTATTGCTGCTAGGAGAGATTACTTGGTCTCTTCTGCATCAACTTCGTGGAACTCGTGGGCATCTTCGTTAGCAAGGCTTCCTGCAAGTTCATCCGGAATGCCATCCCCATCGGTGTCAATGGCGCTTCCAGTGATGTGCGAGGTGCTTGCCGCCTCTTCTCGAGCAACCTTAGCCTTGCCAACGCCGAACTTGGCATCCTCTGGGTTCAAGGCGCGCACAATGATCTGAAGGCAGGCAGCAAGGCCAGCCGAGACCACGGTGCGGAAGTCGCCGCCCGAGATGTCAAGAAGCGGAATGCCAAGACCGAGGGCAACGGCGATAGATGTCCCGAGGAAGGCGCGACCAGCCTCAAGGAGCATTTCGTCAATACCCGTGTTGTCCATAATCCACTTGAGCTTTGTCGTGATTGCGTTCATAAATCCCTCTCTTACTTGTTTACGTGCTGACCGCACGCGGGGCAGGGCGCAGGCTTGACTGGCGCCACTGGCGCAGGAGCCGGCGCTGGAGTCTCAACTGGAGCGACCCAACCCTTTGGTGCGCTAACAATAATAACATGCTTAAATGCTGGGGCAACATGTGCCTTTGATACACGCTTGCTATCGGCGAGCTTTAGCAGGGTGTCCTCACTGATGAGAACGCCAAACTGCTCGTTACCCTTGCCCGAGCGCGTTGGGCATGCCCACTGCCAGCCAAGATCCTTGTCCCAGGCGGCTGCGGTCATATGCCCATAACCGCTTGCAATGTGTTTAGGGTCTTTCTTATAGCCCCCGCCACCCTTGCCCCACCACTTAGCCCACTTTGTGTGCCAAGCGCTGATTTCAAGTCCGGCTGGATAGCCAATAGGCTGCTGAACCCAAACGCCAATGGCTGCGCCAGCCTTGGCTGAGGCAACTACATCGTTCCAGTCTTTTGCCCAGCGGGCTTCTGCGCCAAGAACTTTTGCCGTCTTAATAAGATCGCCAAGAGACGATCCATTGTCGCTAACGCCCTGCTTTTCAACAAAACCAGTAGCCTTTGCCTTAGCGGCAATGCCATCGCCAGCGGAGAAATCTTTTCCTGCGGCGTATTTAAACGCCCACGATACGCATGCGGCAATGCTTGACGGACCGCAGTCGTCTAAGATGCCGCCCTTTTCCTCGTGATCAAGCTGAGACTTGACCTTGAACTGGAGTGCCATGAAACCTCCTTATGTGATTGCCAAAAGGCTTCCATAGTTTATCCCGATCTGAAACTAGGGTCTATGGCAAGGGATTCTGCGGCTAAAGCCTATAACTTAGCCTCAATTTCCTTAAGGCGTGTGTCAATATCAAGTAGTGCCCGAACTAGGAGCGCCTCCATCTCGTTTTGGGGAATGTTGACGGCAAGCACCGTAGTCTCTTCCTCGCTCCCAGTTGCAATCTCGGCCTCTTCACCGTTAATGTTCATGGCTTCAACCCAGTGCTTAAGGTCAGTTGTGGCAACTTGATCTGCAATAAATCCAAGGCGTGTTCCATTATCCGCCACTGAGTCAGTGCGCTCATGAAGGTGTGGAGCTTTCCACTTAAATGCCACTGGGATAAGTTGTCGCAGGGTATCTATTGCGCCAGAAATCTCGGTAATTTCTTCCTTAAGACGTGAATCTGATGGTGTAGTAAGTGCAGCATACTTCCATCCACCTGCACTATAGACATAGAAGCGTGTGTTGGTGTTATCAAGTGCCGTCCCGCCGTTTGTAACCACGTCAGCAAATACGTCTTGGGTTCCTGTTCCATTTACGGTTGTGGTTGGGGCACCCGGCAAAGACTTAACAATAAGGCAGCCAGGTTGAGTACCAGACAAAGATACCTTTATATCCGCACCACCAAATTGCCATTGGCGACCATTTGTTCCAGCAAGATCAAGACTTAGTCCGCTTAATGAAGAACTTGCGTAAAGCGCACCATCAAAACCAATACTTCCGCTAGATGCAATGTCTCCAGTTGCAACAAATTTATCATCTGTTTTTAATGTATTTGCCGCTGATCGGTAAATGTTTGTATCTTTTCCAGAACCAAAGACAATCCCGCCATTTGCGGCAGTCTGTTGACCTTGAATTCCCATGGTGTCTGCAATGTCCGCGTCAAAAATAAGGGAGTCGTCGCCAACATAAACCGCAGGGTCTGCTCCGCCAGTTGCTGTCCTAATTGCCGTTGTTACAGAGAGATCCCCAGTGACATTGAGCGTAGACGCAGATCCAGAGTAAAGGCTGGCTGGGCTTGCGCCGCCAAAGTCAAGGCCGTTTGCCCCAATCTCAATAACGTCGCGTGTAGTTGGTGCTCCAGCAGTTGATCCCTTGCCGCGTAGGCGAAGGTTTCCACCCTTGCTCGCGTCAACAACAATGCCAGCACCCTCATATGTGACTGCCTGGGTAACAAAGCCAGGTGTCCACGAGCGAACAACGGAACCTTCTTCAAACTGCGCGCCGTCTACGTAGACGCTATCCCCAATAGATCCAGTTCCGTACAAATGCAACGTTGGCTTAACCCAAATAACGCCAACTGGCGTAACAAAGGTATAGGTTATTCGGTACCAGCCCTCGGCATCTGGCGTGAACGATGCATAGTTTGCCGAACCAAGCGTTCCGTTAACGTCTGCAATCTCGCCGTAAGAGATTGCTTGAGTGTAGCCATCCCCTCGATAGACGCGGAGCTTCAGAGATCTTCCAGACAGAGAAACTGGCTTGACGTATGCAGACATTGTATATCTGGTGTTAGGGATAACAGATACATCGTATTGAGCCGTTGCGCCAACAGTTGATCTATTTGGTTGAATGAATGAAGCGCCAGTTCCCGTTGCCTTCCAGAGCGCTGATTTTGTGCCAAACCGATGCTGTTCTGAGTCAAGAACAAGTGTTCCGGTATCAGTGGTCCAATTGTCTGGTGGAACAGCAGAAGTATTGTACGTAAACGTCATATCGGTGATGTACGGTTTTGTGCCGTCATCAGACGATAGGCGGACAAGTGTCTGTAGGTAACGCTGTGTTCCGATCAATGAGCCAAGATCGGTACCCCACGTTCCAGTAGTTGCGGAAATAGTTGATGTTGCTCGGTACAATACTGCAGCTTGTGTGTTTGATGGTGGCGGAGAGTAATCAAATGCCCATTGACCAGACGACGTAGAGTTAGCATCCCATCCATAAATCGCTTGACCCCAGCGTACCTTGAATGCCGATGTGGACGACTCAGTAGAGGAAACATTTGCACTATCCCAGACTTCAATGGTCCACCAGTAAGCCGTTCCATTGACAAGACCAGTGATAGTTTGCCACCCTGTATATCCAGATGCGGACGTCAACCAGGATGGAGCATCGGCATTTGCTGGTACTGAAAAGTTAGTATTAAGACCGTATTCCGCATCAACAACCTTTCCTGAATTGTAATAAGTAGTTGTCTTTGAGGAATTTGAATAGATCTTAAGACGCCAAGCAGTCTGACTTCCAGTACCACCACTCGTTGACCATGTAAATTTTGGAAGAGCATATTGTGTGGTTGTATCCCACTCGCGCGCATCGGAGAGATTTGTAATTGGGGCAATGCCGCTTGCCGAAGGGCTAGTAATAGTCACTGTTGGAGTTACTGGAGCGCTTTCGGTATAGGTAACAGCAATATACGAAGCTGCCCCATTTACTCCGCCAACCCAGTCAGTTGAAGTACCAGCAGTTCCGGCTCCGTAGACGCTGCTATATGCATATGCTTGCTTTGAGTAGAACTCAATAAAGTCGCCAGTGGACTCTGCAACTTCGGTTGCCATGCGGATAAGAATTCCGTAGTTAGTCGCCCCCCCACCACCAGTGACGGACGTTGGAGCCCAAGCGCGAACAATGTCGCTAACGAGGTAGTTAACAGATGCGCCGCGAGTGGTTGTTCCGCTGTTAAGTGTTGCCTCACCGCTCGTCGTAATACCAGTAGTTGTGTTGATATATGCATTGGTGCTGCCTGTTGCAAACGTAGACCACTCAGTGCTATTTGAACCATTCCAGATTTCGTCGTTGCCGTACGTTCCTTCGGACCAAGACTTTGTGATTCTTGAGAACTTTAGATTGCCTGTATTTAAAGTTCCGTGCGTGTCTCGTGTGTAGCCGTTTTTAACGCCATCGTTGCTATTTGCAACTTTGAAATACAGGACAGCGTTAGTAATGCTTGCCATGCCGCTAAAGTCCGCATTAAACCCTAGGGCAGCACGCATGACGTATCCGCCATTCATGCCGATTGGCAAGTGCCAGTCTTGACCCTGTCCAAGGCTGCCGCCGCCAGCGCTATCTGGCTTTAAGATTGCCGAAGAGTCAATTGTTACTGGAAAATATCTTGTAGGCATTATGCGTATCCAAACGAACTGAGTTCAAATTGATTATTTGTTGCGGTTAGGTTGACCTGGGAAACGTTAGTTACTGATACCCACGCTGCAAGCTCGGCAGTTGTTGTCTTCGTAGTAACCACTGGGATTACAAATGATGACAATTCAAACGATGAGTTTGGAATCATATTAGCACCGCCGGGCATTGCCCCAACAGTAATTGCAGTTGCGTTGATACCTTCGCCATCAATAGCGGCCGTAGTGGCGTCGTTGTATACAAGGCGAATTTGCCCATCCTTGATGTCAACCCTTTTAGTAGCGGTACCAGTGGACAGGTTGTAGGTTGCTAGGTCATTCAGCGTCAGGCCAGTAACATCCCAAACAGCGCTCTTTTTGCTGCCGTCCGAGTTGTAGAAAATCATTTCAGAGAGTCCGTTGTCTCCAAGGCGCGAGTTGAACTGGATGTCTCCAGCCTTGATGCTTTCCGCGTTCAGGTTAGTAACGTTTACTAGAGCCGCATCAAGTTCTCCAGCAGTGATTCGGTCGGCAGAGATGCTTACTTCGCCGTCCGCGCTTACGTCAACTTTGTCAATGGCTGCCCGAACCCAACCCTGAACTGTTGTACCTAGGTTGTTTTGGAACTCCGATGACTTGAATAGTTTTCCAAGGGATTCGGTATAGACCATCTGCCCAATCGGATATTGAATATTTGGCAAGAACGTTTCGCTACCACCGCTGGTGATGTAGAACGAACTCGTGTTCTCGGTGACGGTGTAAATGACCTTTGGGACGTTGATGCCAAGTCCGCTGTAGGCGTTGTCAAAGCTGACGTTTACGTCTTCTGGGGTTACGGCAGTGCTTGTGCTTGAGTACCCAGTAATGATTGGATCAGAGGTGGAGACGTCAATGGCGGCAAGTTTGTAGGCATAGAAAGTGCCAGGAACAAGATCGTTATCCGTATAAGACGCGGTTGCTACGTCTGGGGCGGTCGGCTGGGCGGCGCCAGAGATCGGCTCGCTGGTGCTTGCCTTATACCAAGTTCCAATTCTGTAAACCGATCCTGCGCCAGTCTGTGATCCAGTGGTCTGGTTTGCGTAGGTGAATGAATTTGGCGCAGGAACGCTGACGATAGTGAACGACCCGTTATACCCAGCGGGAACAAGGTTCTGAATCACAATCTCATCGCCAGCCAGCAACCCGTGGTTAGATGACGTAGTAAGCGTTGCGACCGACCCAGTTCCTCCTGCCGCAGTGGTTGCCGCTCCTGCAAGGCTTAGTTCTGACCTGAGAACGAGGAATCCACCAAAGGCAGCAGAGTTGATTAGGCTTGTCGGGTAATCCCACTTAACAGAGAGCTGCTTGCTTCCGGCGCTAACGTCTGGCAATGCTGGTGTAACGATGCCGCCAGATGTTGGCTGCCCTGGATACGGGCTTGGCTTTGGCGAAACATATGCAGAGTTCCCAGTGATATCCTGAAGACGCTGCTCAACAAGATACAACGTGTTCCTCTGAAACGCTAGGTCGCCGCCGAGCTGCACCCTGTAGTAGACATCCTGCCCAATAAGATATCCAACTTGCTTTCTGACGATGAGCGCCTCTGCAACGCCAAGTTCATTCCAGACAAACGGAACAACATCGCCAACATTGAGCGGTCCAGAGATGTGCTCAAACTCAAAGGACTTTAGAGCCTGACCCTTCTCTTTAAAGAACTTCCTTGCTGTTTCTAGGGCAAGAGTTGAATCAACAGCATCGTTTGAGACAATAGAGCCCTCAATCCTTTTGCCTCCGTTTTCCCAAACACCCTGAACAAAGTCGTAAGTGTTTCGGTATTGCGTAATCTTTTTTGCCCCAGTAAGAACGTCCACCTCTGTATACGGGGCGAAGAGATAGATCCTGTTTGCGGCCTCTCCGCTCTCTTCTGGGGCGCTTGGGTTCTCAAAGTCACGAAGATCAAGCCCAGAAACAGTGACGTTGTTCCAGTAGGCAAGGTCAGTAATGGTTTGATCGCTAAAGCCAAATGAGCCAGTAATCTTAGTTGCTTGAATATCGGTGTAATAAACACTGTGGCTTGAGGCAAAGGAATCATGGTGCAGGACAATTGCCATTTGTGTTGCCGTGGCGGGGACAATGACGATGCCGTAGTTGCGTTCCCACTGGCTGGCAGTGACATACTTTTTGGAGATTTGATACCCGTGAGCGTCGCCAACAACTGCTCCGGCCCCATTGTAAAACTTGATAACAGGATATGAATTGCTCGGCTGGCTTGCCTTCTGGCGCCACGACCAGAAATACTGCTCGCCGCTGGCTACCGCAATGCGAGAGCCAGAGGCCATCTCCATGTCTTGATGATCGCTTCCGATGTAATAAGCAGCATCTCCCACGCCATAAGGCCCAGTCGTACCGTTGGAACTGAGTGTATAGCTCCCTAGGGTCCAGCCAGTAGATACGCCACCCTCAAACAAGCCATTGCTGACAAGGTCAATCTGATTCTTGGGCTTGACAAAGATGTCAATTGTGAGATTCCCATCGCCATCCAGCGTGCCAGCATTGGCATACGCAACCCCAGTCCCAGGCTTGATCGTTGCCTCAATATTGCTACGCATATCGCCACCCTTGATCGGGGTAGGCGTAATTGTGCCGTCTGCGCTGACGCTTCCAACTGCTGCGCCTGAAGTAATGGTTCCAGATGTTGCCGTGACATAGGTGAATGTGCGCGACGATGGAACGGTTGCAATGGTGTATGAACCGTTCAAGGCCGCATAGCCAGTCGGCCCATTGGTTAGCGTGATGGTAAACGGATGCCCAACGGAGAAGCTGTGGTCGGCTGACAGAGTGATGGTTGCAATGTCCGCAGCCCGTGCTGCAAACGAAACAGCGCGGTTGACGTTCGGGGTTTTTGGGCTCCACTTATATGCAGTGTTTAGGTCGTAGACGTTTGCTGCAAGAATACGGAACCTTGTGTCAAGGCCGGTAGCGTTATCGGTTGTAAGGAAGCCAGGAACAGTCACCGTTCCCGTGACTACGGAACTGATGCTATCTGGAACAGCCTTATATTGCTGAAGGGTCAGTTGGTATGGGCCAGCGCCAGTTACCGCAATAATCTGATGAACCCCGTCATACGTGTCATCACTCAGGTTAACCACAACGGTGTCGCCGATTTGCAGGTTTCGGCTATATGGCGTGCCGACGGCAATGCTGCTAACGGTGATTTTTGCAATGCCGCCAGTCCGTTCAGCAAGGGAAGGCGTAAAGGTGTACGTCTGGCTGGTTAGCACCTGCTTAATGGTTGATTGCGCAAGAGGGGTGTATTCTAGGGATACAAATTCGCTTAGGAGTTCGGTGTAGTCAACCGCCTCAATAGAGCCAACAATTGCACCGCCGTCGCGCTGCTCGGACACTCGAGTGACAACGCCGCCCCAGAGGATAACGTGGGGGCTAACAGAAACATCGCGGATCTGGATCTCGGTGCGTGGTGGAACTTTCAGGCGGTAGTTTGGGTCGGCTAGAGCAGCAGTAATGCGCAATGCCTCAGTAGCGCCCGCATAGGCATTCCAGTTTGTCGTGCTAGATGGCAAGATTGTATAGATGTCAGCGTGCAGGGTTGAAGATTGCCCCTGGTCGTTCTGCTCCCATTCAAGCGTGTCAAACTGGACATGTTTGCTAAAGTCATAGAAGGCGCCCTGGTCCGTTGCCCCAGAAAGCCGAGGCTGGATGTATACCCTCAGAGTTGCCATTTAGGAGAGCCTCCCTCCATTGACTCGGAACTGGCTTGCCTGAGCCTTGGAAATCTCGTTGGCAAGCTTGCGGATGTCATTGTCGCTTCGGATGACGGGATTGTTGACGTTGATTGTAACATTGTTAGCGCCCGCCATAGCCATCCCGCCGCCACCGAGCATGCCCATTAACTTAGAGGAAATGCTATTGTTTAGTACCATGCCATTTGAGCGCGGAACAAAAAGTTCCGGACCCTGCTCACCGACAAGGTGGAGTTGCCCAGCCCCTGTGTAGCCACCGCGTGCCAATCCAAGTCTTGTTAGTTTTGCCTCAATCTGGTTTTGGAACGTAACAAGGTTTTGGAAACCAGTTGTCTTAGAGAAGTATCCAACATCCATCCTTAGGCGACCAGCCACACTTTGCAGTCCAGTATCCTTCGCAAGTTTACCCTCAGCAATGCCCGTGGCAATTCTTGCCTCAAACAACTTAACAAGTACATCTCGTGTCTTAAGGGCATATTTATCCAGTGCGTCATCTGGGTTTGCCGCAGCAAAGACCGCGCTAGTTAGGTCGGCAACCTTCTTGGCTTTTGCCACAAGATAGTCAGTTAGGAACTTGTATCCACCGTTCTCCATTGCATTAGCAAGCTCGCCACCCCAGTTGATATCTGGCATTGTTGGGTTTCCAATGTCGGCAAGGGCAGTATCAATAAGAGTATTCATTGTTGTCAATTGAGTCTGCATCATAGTCTTTGTGATGCCAAAGTTTTTCTCTAGGTCATCATAGAGTTGCTTGACGCGCGCCTCAATTTGATTTTTTCGCTGAGTTGCAGATAGGCTTGGGTTAGAGAGAATATTAGCAATGTCCTGGTTGTAGTCGTTGAACATGTTTTTCATTTCGTCAAGAATGAGCTGTTGGCCCTTCTTGAGTTCTTCAAGGCGTTTCTGGGTAGCCTTAGTCGCAGCAGCCCACTGACCAGAAGCCTTCACTTCGTCAAGAACGAGTTCAACGCCTTCTGATTGAAGTTTGTTGATGTCCTCGGCGTATTTCATTTGCGCTTGACGCATTTGAACGCCACGCTGCAGCGGATCAATAGACTCGTCGTACATGGATAATTGAGCCATTCCAAGGTCATACTCAGCCTCGGCAATTGCCTTAATGTGCTCTAGTTCGCGCTTGCGCTCCTTATCAATCTTGAGGCGCTCCTCAACTGCCTTAACACTCAGTTGACCATTGACAAGATCCTTATCTGTGATAGGAAGGATAGAGTCAAGAAGACCTCGGTATTCGTCAAAGTTACGAACAAGACCCTGAGCATTGGTTGCCTGTGCAAAACCCATTTCCTGCTCAATCTGTAGTTGCTCTTCAAGGGAAAGATTTGCTTCATCAAGACCGGTATATGGATTGACCCTTGAGGCTGGATTGAGAATCGCTTGCATTGCTCCTTCAGCCAGGGTCTGCATTGCGGTTGTGGCAACAGCCATCTCCTGCTTTGCCTTGGCAAGCAGCCAGTTCAAATACTCTTGATTCTTAACAGCATTTTTTTGCTGGTTTACAAGCAAGCCCATCTGGTCGGCAGTATCTTTAACAAGACCCTTAGTTTTGTCGCTCTGTACTATCATTTTAAGCTGATGGTCAATTTGCGCTTGACGCCAATACTTTTGCGTCATTGGGTTTTCCATATCCTTGTTGTATTTCAGCGCCGCAGCATTAAATGCCGCAGCCTTATCTACAACTGCCTGCTCTTCCTCTGGTGTTAAGCCGGTTTCATGAAGCTTGAAGAAACCAGTTCCGAAAAGACCCTGATCAGATTGCGCGGTAAATGATTCGCCTTTGCCAATCTTTGCAGCAGCACCAAGTTTACCTTCAGGCGCAACAGACATAATTTTGTCAAGAGCGACATATTCCTTAGTTGTAAGGGCATTAATGGGTCTCTGGAAATACTGAGACAGCGTTGGAGACGTCTTTTTAGCCCAGTCAGCATTTTTTCCCGCTCTTTCTTCAATTTGCGCATCGTTGATTGCCATAGCAATTGCCGCGCCGGCTGCAATAAATGCAACAGCGGCCAACGCAAGTCCAGCGCTAACACCGCCCATTGCAGTTGTTAACTGAGTAAGTGCTGGCCCCAAAACTGGCATTCCAAGCATGACTGTCTTTAATTGAGCAAGACCCGCTGCAAGCCCTGGGAAATTTGCGGCAGCCATAGCCTTGAGATTTGTCGCAACCATTTTGATGCCACTTGCAAGCTGTGTTGCCATTCCTGCTGGAAGAATGCTCTTCAGGGCGGCAAAGCCAGTCAGGGCCATTCCGACGTTTTGTACAACTCCACCAATAGACGCAACAGCTCCATCTCCAAATTGCATCAAGCCACCAAGCATCATTGATGCCATGCCGATGCCGCCCATGCTGCTTGTAATGCCGCTCATCAGCATGCGACCAACTGGAGCGCCCCTTGCTACGTTTGGCGATGATGGCCCAGGCTTATCTCCAGCAAAATTGATTGGCATCCCGCCAGGGGCTTTTCCGTAAGAGCCGGGAAGCATCGTCATACCCATGCCTGCTGCTCGTGCCTTCTGGGCAAGCATGTCAAACTTAATCATTAACTCATTGATCTTCCTACCGACTAGGGCAAACCCTGCAACAATCTTCCCAAATACAAAAGCCGTTCCAAGGGCAAGGAAGAGTGCGGTGAGTGGACCTTGGAAGAACTTAATCACGCGCAGAAGCTTTTCAATTGCGTCAACGATGAGGTCAATTGCTGGGGTAATTGCCTCTAGCGCAGCAGAAATCGTAACAATCGCAGAACTGCTAAATGCCGAGCCAAGTTCGGCGAACATTGGGATAATCTTTTGCTGGATGACAATGATAAGCGGCTCAAAGTTTGCAACGGTGCTATCAACTGCCGTCCTAAATCCAGCAAAGTTCTGGTCGTACGCAGTTTTTAGCAATCCGAGGGCGGTAGTGACAAGAATGATTTGGGTTAGGAATGGGTTTGCTGTCTGGAATGCAAACACCGCCTTTGTCAGTGCCGCCGCATAAATTAGAGATCGAGCAAAGTCATTCTGCAACAGACCAAGAACAACCTTGATGCCGTTTGCAAGTCCGCCAAACGCTGCTTCAAATGCCATTCCGGTTGCCTTTGTCTTGTCCGAAAGGCCATTAAGCAGATTGGAAAAGTCGCCAAATGATCTTACAACAATATTCATTACTTGCTTGCCAAGAACTGTCAAGGCATCAACAAGGACTGTTACCGCCTTGCCAAACTCAATAGCTCGCTTCTTTACGTCATCCCTTTGAAGGAAATTTCCTAGTTCATATGTTGTATCGCGAATTGAGTTGTAAAGGGGCAAGAATGCGTCGGCGACGAGCGATTGAGATGTGTCAGCAACTGTGCTGAACGCACCAGCAAACGTCTTCGCCTGCTTCTCCATGCCACCGCCAAAGTCTTTTTCAAGACCAGCAAGAATTGCGCGTGATGCTGCTTCTCCTGAGATTTGTCCGTTTGTAGTAAGTCGTCGTACGGTTTCAATTGCGTTGCTTTCAAGTTGATGGAAAAGCGTTTGATATTGCGCTTTGACCATTTTGCGAGAGCCAGAACCATCTGTGGTAATTTCTCGCTTCAATTGCTCTGCGATGTATCGGTATCCACCAATACCAGCGTTTGCGAGCTGCATCATGTCGTTTTGGTAGACACGACCTGCTTGCTTCATCTGCCCAAGCGCATACGTAATACGTCGGAATGCGTCAGCGCCACCACCAAGTGCAGATACTGCGTTACCGACCGCTACGATGCCGCCTTCAAATTTGCCAGTCTCTGTATTCTTTTTAAGAACTTCGTCAAGAGCAAATCCGAATGCGCGCATTCGCAGCGCAGATTCTTGAAGTTCGGCGAAACGGAATGGAGTTACGTTGGCAAACTCGCGAATTGTTCCAATGAGCCCTTTAGCAGCCTCTTCTGCGCTGCCATATCCCATGCGGATGTAGTCAATCTTTGCACTTACATCTTCGCTAAGCGAAGCAGACTTGGACATCCCCTCGCCCATGGCAAGCGCTGCCTTTGATTGATTTTCAAACAACGTTGTAAATCCAACGGTTGCTTGCTCAATCATTGAGTTAAAGCTGATAATGCCGCCCTTTAGGTGGCCGAAGATTTGCCCTAGCTCAGATGCAATCCCTTGAAGAACCTGATAACCAGCAGCCATTCCAAGAACATTTTTAATCTGACCAGTAATGGCATCCTGCTGGCGAGCCATTCCCTGAATTGCGCGACCAGCATTATTTGAGGCGGCGGCAACGGAATTAACCGATTGCGAATACGTTACCTGCGCCGCTGCTCGTTCTTGAACGGCTTGTTTGTAGCGAGGGTTAGATAGTGCCTCCTGCTGGCGAAGCGTCTTGTGAAGGGCTGCTGCCGACTGTCGGTTAGCCTCAACCTCTTGCTGCAACTGAGCAATGACGCTCTTTGGCGCTGCGTTAGATGCTGCGGATGCTGCGGAGGTAGGTGCTGCGGCACCGCTGACTGCTGACTTAGCAGATCCTGCGGTGCTGCTTGCTAGTCGAGAAAGAGCAGAAGAGGCTCGCTCTGCGGATACCGCCAGAGCGCGAAGAGCGTTGCTGGCGCCGCCGTCTCCACCTTGAGCGCCACCGCCAAGGGTCTTCCCAGCAAGTTTGTTGGCAATTGGAAGGTTAGATGCGCCCTCAAGTTCCCGGCGCGTTGGGCGATTGACTGGTCCCGTTGGGTCATAGGACGCCTGCTTAAGCAGCGAGCGAAGACCTCCACCAAGTCGCGCCTGAAGCGCTGCTGCACTTTCTGCTGGGGCAGCCTGCGCTGCAATCTTTGTGGCAGCCTTAGTCGTTGCGGTTGTCTGCTCGGCAACAACCTTTGCGCTCTTTGCAGACTTTCCAGATTCTTCTGCAACAACTTTTGATGCCTTGGCTGTTTCTTGCTTTGCAGTAGACTCAACCTTTGCTGCTTCGGCAGCAACCACTGCCGCGCGGCTGGCATCTGTTCTTGCCTGCGATACCCTTGGGGACTCTCCCCTGTCAATGGATTGTTCTGCAATCTTATCGGCTGCCGCCCTAGGTACAACACTCTTTCCAACTTTCTCCTGAAGATCGCGAACCTGCCTTGCGGCAGATTCAATCATCCCCGTCTTTGTTGGCTTTCCGCCTTCAGAAAGTGTGCCTTGAAGTTTTTCAAGACCAGCCTTTAGCCCGGCTACCTTTGCTGATGCTCCAGTTGCGCTCTCCCCAAGAACTTTTCCAATCGCTCCAGCCCCACGAGTTGGATCAGATAGGGCACTAACGTTTTCCTTAAGCGTAGCAACTTGCCTGTTGAGCGCCTCGCTTGCCGCGCCAACTGGAACCTTCTTTGCCATGCTCTCAAGCTGTTGAAGGCTTGCCTTTGCATCGGCTAGGGCAACTCGGAATGCTTCTGGTGTCTGACCGCCCGCACCGCCCTTGCGTGCATCTTCAACACCTTGACGAGTTGATGCCGCCTTGGCACCTGCGGCAGCAGCCTCGTTAAGCTTTTTGTAGGCAGCAAGAAGCGTAAGAATCTGCTTTTCGGCAGCCTCAAGACTTGCAAGGTTTTTAACACTTGCATCAAGTTCAAGCTGGATTTTTGTGACTTGATCGTCAGCCATTATTCAGCAACTTCGCCTTTACTTCTGGTGACCCAAATTGATGCACAAGGCTCTCAAACGACGAACCCGTGTTTGCAAAGGTGCTGCTGGAACTGCCTGATCGCGGCGACTTGCTCTTTTTCTCCATCTCAGCATCGCGCTTTTCCGCATATTCTGCGAACATCTTGAGCTGAGGGAGAGTGAGTTGGAGAAATTGCTCAGGCGTGAACCCGAAGGCGTCCGTATAGGACGCCATCAGGCCACCCCAATCTATACTTCCCCAGCCGCTTCCGCTTTTCCCTCGGAAACCTCATCAGTCCCGAGAAGCCCGCTGGCTCGGAGCACCTTGTCTACTTCTGTCTGCATCGTCTGCACATTAAAACGCTCGCCGACCTGAAGTTCGGTGATTGCTGGCTCTTCCTTGCGGATAACAAGCCAAAGGATCTTCCGAACAACTCCGAATCGTCCAAGGTCAATCTTGTCGAGTGGCCCGAACTGATCCTCAATCTCCGCTAGGTCGTTAAGGTTGAGTGCTCGCTTTGCCTTAAGTTCTGCTAGATCTGCCATTTTTCTCCCACTAGGCGACATACCATTGGGTAGCCGCAACTTGAACTAAGTCCGCATAAAGGGGTTTCCCTCAACGGGGACGGATGAAGTATACCAACAGAAAAACGCCAGTTGGCGTTATTTATTTTCTGGGTGTTTTAACGGGCCGAGAGCCGAAGCTCCCGACCCGTTTAGGAAAGCCCTAGGCTTTACTATTACGCCTCAATGAGGACAACGGTTGGCTCAACCGTTCCGCCGCTTGACAGGGTCAAGAGCGACGTATCCACAACAGCCATGAAGTCAACATCCTGAACGATGATGTCTTCGCGGGTGAATGGAATGTTTAGCGCAGCCGTGTACGCCTTTGGAAGGTGGATCTTGACCGTCTTGGTTGAGTCATCCGAACGCGAATGGGTAAAGCGAACGTACAGAGGGCGTGGGAGACCCGCGCCAGAAGTCGCTGCCTGACCGCTTCCGCCGGCAACTGCTGGATCAAAGACCATAGTCCCGCTCTCGCCCTGACCGATTGTAAGGAAGGTGTTTGTGCTGTTCGCGTTGAAGAAGTTCTTCAAGCTCGCGACATTGAGTTCAACACGTCGGGCTCGCGCCTCAACCTTACCACCGTAGAAGGCCTTTGCAATAGCGTAGTTGTACTGACCGAAGAATTCCTTTTCCTGAAAATTGATGTCAAACTCGACATCGCCAGCGATCTGACCAATCGTATAAACAGTGGTGTAGCCGCCTGCGGTTGAAGTGAAGTACGACGAGGTACCCTTCGCGCGCCCGCTAACCCAGTATGCGACTTCCAGTACGCCAGAACCAAGGCTAAGCATGTTCCGTGCTCCTTACTTTATGTCTTGATGATGTAAAACCGCATCAACCGTCGGAATTCAAAAGTCTGATCATCGTACCCATCGGCTTCATAAACCTTATGGAGTAGATGCATGACCGTTGATCCCGTAGTGATACGTTTGCGATTTAGCAATGTATCAATCCGCGCCGAGATCGTATTAAGTTCCGTGGCACTGACCTTGCTGGAGACAAGCAAATCCACAGTAATCCGATCAATCGCTAGACCTACATCGCTTCTGCCGTTAAGGACGGCAACCCTCACGGCGGGAAGATTTGACTTCCCTACGTGGGCGATGGGATAGACTTTCTTGTCCGTAGCCGTAGCAGCCAGAAGCCCCTGGAGAGAGCTATCGCCGCTCAGCGTGGAAAAGAGAGCCTCATACACACCAACCATGCTGCAACTTTACGACTGTTGCGCTAAATCATCAACCCTCTTTGGTTCTACGCAGATGTTTGTTACATAGACAATAGCCGCAATTTGCGTAACAATCCTTCTTATGGCGAAATCACAAATCCCTGACGACCTTGCCACCTCCCAGGAGGAGGTTGTCGCCCTAGCCTATTGGAGGGGACACATGGACGCCCGTATGGATGACCTCTCACGAAGGGTTAGCAATATTGACGAAAAGGTCAATACCATTCATGAAGTTGTGCAGAAGATTGCCTCCGATATGAACGCCAAAGAAGCAACCGAGCAGCAGGCAAAAAGCGCCATCCGATGGTTGCTTCCAGACGCAACTGTTGCTATTGCTGTTGGGCTTGGCATCCTTGCAATTGTGCTGAGGTTCATCCCTTAACCCTCCCCACACAAGTTGTGTGCACGGGCTTGTTTTATCTTATTGCCGTGGTATGATCTCCCCTGTGAGGAATATAGTCCGTCATACTATTGACGGAGGAAGGGGAGATTATGTCGGCAAGCAATAACCTGTTAGGCGAGATTCGCCAACTGCAGGAGAAGAAGCACCACGGAGCCTCCTGCAGCGTTCGGGCGCTTAAGCGCAATCTGGACAAAGAGGCGCTGGCAGCCCTCTCTGAGGCATTTGCCGAGGAGACTATTGACTCGGTCACTATTGCTACGTGGCTGACCTCAAAAGGTCATAAGGTCAATTCGTGGACAGTCAACCGTCACCGACGTGGCTTGTGCTCGTGTGAACAGCGATGAGTGAATTAGAGAAGCTCAGGTCGGTTCAATCCGCCAAGGAAAATGCTCGTCGCCCAAGGAAGGATCACCCAGAGGGCTGGGAGCCGGGCGTACGCTGGGATCAGAACAGCCGAAGTGGTGATATCACCGTCAAGCAGAATGGTCCACGCCCAGACTGGGATTCCCTCCTCCGTGAGTGGGGATTTGACCCAGAGGAGTTTGAGATCTCGGATGACACCATCCAGTTCCGAACGTGGGATGCCAACATCGGCGATGGGAATACCCAGCGTTTCTATTACTATCGAGCAACAATCCGCACACGGCAGGACCGTCCTGATACCGATGTCAATGCGCTGATTGCTGAGATCAAGAAGCACAAGCCGATCACCGTCACTTCTGGTGGCGACCGGGCATTTGTCATTGCCATTTCTGACACGCAGATGGGTAAGGGCGAGGGTGGTGGCTCCGCTGGCGTTGTTGACCGATTCATTCGCGGTATTGGGCTTGTTGAGCAGCGCTTCAAGGAACTTGCAAAGGCTGGGCGTTCGTTTGACCGAGTGGTTGTGACCGGTCTTGGCGATCTTGTTGAGAGCACCGATGGGCACTATGCGATGCAGGGATTCCAAGTGGACCTAGATCGCAGGGAGCAGGTAAAGGTGATGCGCCGATTGCTTGTGAAGGCATTGGAGCGCTGGTCAAAACTTGCCCCCAAGGTCATCGTGGCTGCCATTCCCGGCAACCACGGTGAGAACCGCAAGAACGGCAAGGCGTACACCACTTTCGGGGATAACGATGATGTAGCTGTATTTGAGCAAGTTGCTGAGATTCTTGCAGCAAATCCAGAGGCATATGGTCACGTGTCTTTTGTAATGCCAGATAACGATCTGACCATTACGATTGATGTGCACGGCACCATCATTGGTCTCGCCCACGGGCATCAGGCACGGTCTGGTGGGGCTGGTCCGATTGCCAAAGTGGCAAATTGGTGGAAGGGTCAGGCATTTGGCGAGCGACCAACTGGGGACGCCACGCTGTTGCTAACTGGGCACTTCCACTCGCTGCAGGTGGCCACACATGGGCACAGGACGCATATTCAGGCGCCATCGCTTGATGGTGGCTCTCAGTGGTTCACTGAGATGACTGGTATTGAGTCTCCAGGCGGTTTGCTTACTCTTACGGTTGGCGCAGACGGCTGGGACGATCTAAAGGTTATTAACTGCGACTAGCGACCCGATCTGATCTGTCGCGCTAGGCGATTCCGAACTTCTTTATTGAAAACCTGAGCGAGATCAGCGCTCAGGTTTTTCATTGTCTCCGTTCGGTCAAATTCATCTATACCCTCTGCAAAAAACCCGTATCTTGCTTCAACGCGGGGGAAATAACGTTCTCCTCCTTGGGATGGGTCTTGCGGATCAGCACCGTAGGTAACGCTAAAGTGACCTCTCCGACCCCGATTGCGCTCAAAGATGCTATACGGAGCACTTTCTGATACCAATGCTTTTTGTAGGCGACCAGTTTTGACTGGCGTACCAGCGTTCTCCGCCATGCTTCCCTTTGGTCGAGTGCGATGAAAAATCTCAGCAAGGCTGGTTCCGTACTGCACCCCGTATACTGCTTCCTCAAGTTTCTCAAAGGCAATATCTTGCATTCTTTCAATTGCGCCTAGAGAGGCATCGCTGCGCAAGGCTTTGCTAAGATTCTGCAGCTCGCGAACCATTCCCTCAAGACCAGAAATGGCACCCCTAGAGCCGATTGTGGCGCGTGCCATTATCGCTCTACTCGCTGCGCCTTCACAATGACATG